CAAATATTTTTACAAATATTTTTACACATTTTTGTAAATATTTTTGTAGTATATTGTTTTTCAGTGATTTATATTTTTATTTTGTAGTTTAAAAATAATTATATAATTTTGCAAAATCTAAATATATATAAATATGAATGCGAATATTAAGATGTTATTCTTTTTGATTAAGAATAATAAGGTATTGGTATGCGAGAGTAATTTAACGGAGTTTGTAACATTACTCCCTGATGATATTAGGGAGTTGAGGAGTTATGATTATTTTCATAGGGAGTTTCAGAAGTCTAAATGCTTTCAATTTAAGTACAACAAGGAGTATACTTTTCAGAAGATAGTATATAAGTAGGGTATTTATGGGTAAAAATTAGGTTTGTTGAAAGTAAATAATTAGACGTAATCCTACAAAGGAAAAAAACACGCTTTTTTAAGGCGTGTTTTTTTTAGTAATAACTTTAAATATAACAAAAAAAATGAAAACTCAGAACTAAGCACGCTAAAAACAGCGTGCTTTTTTGCTGAAATGAAATACAAAAAATTAAGAATGCAAACGTATCACGTTGCAAAAGTAGGTATTACTTACATAAGTAATTGCTAACATAGATTAGCAACGATATACTACAATTGTGGGGTACTTTTGCAGTATGGAAATTCGTTTTGACATATACGACAATCAAATTACTGCTTCACAGATTGACACTAAAAAGGGCGTTATATATGGAGTAGCGTTGGCAAATCGTGGAATGAATAAGAATAATTATTATTTTTCTGATAGATTTCTGAATGAATTAAAAGAGTTTGGCAATAAGAATGAAAAGATAAAAGCACGATTTGAGCATCCTGATTTTGGTACATCTGCATTAGGTTCGTTGATAGGGTGGTTTAAAAATTTCAGGATTGAAAAAGGTAATTTGTTTGGAGATTTGTTTATAGCTGATGTAGCTAAAAAAACAATGGTAATGGGACGAGGTATTTCCATTGCTGATTATATCCTTTCAATGGCAAGCGAGTGCCCTGATATGTTTGGCAACTCCATCTTTGTGTTTGCTGATGAGATAATCGAAAAAGATGATAAAGGGGAGGATGTTGTAGGTCTAAAATTGGATTCGTGGATAGCCTCAGATTTGGTGGATGTGCCTGCTGCTACGAATGGATTGTTTTTTTCACAAAAAGAGAAACGTAAAAAGTTTAATTATATGAATATTTTAGAAAGAGTAAAAAAGGCGTTTGATTTTTCAATAAGTAAGGCTTTTGACTTGGATTTGACTCTTGCAAACGGTGATATTATTACTGTTGTAACAGAGAGCGAAAAGCCACAAGTAGGCGACAAGGTGAAGCAAAAGACTGACGGAGGCGAGGACGCTGAAAAACCGCTTGCCGATGGTGAGTATGTTTTGAAAGATGAGAGCACGCTGGTTGTAGAAGGCGGGGCTATTAAGGAGATTAAGGAAAAGGCGAGCGAGCCTAATTCTGACGATGGCAACCAAGAGGAATTTGCCAAACAATTGGAGGAATGCTTTAGCTTGGTAGCTAAAAAGATTGATGCTTTAGCAAGTGAATTTGCTAAGATAAAATCGACACAAAGTCGATTCTCAGCAGACGACAAAGGAGCAACAAGCAATGAGCCCTCTGTGACTGGAGACGGCTTAGATATGGACAAAATGCGTAAGCTTTTAGGACGTACTAAGTAATTTTAACTAAAAGATAAAATAAAAATATGGCAAATAAAGCTTTTAAAGAGTTTCTAAAAGAAGCGGAAAGAAACAAGGAGTACATCAAGAGAATTAAAGACTTGTTAGAAGAAGGACAATTTGGGTTACTTCCTTTGCAACAAATCTTTACTATTCGTGAGGGTATTGTGAAAGGCACTGAGTTTGGATATTATGCGCCAATATCGAATGTAACTCACTTAGACGAAGGATGCGGCAAGCCTTCTAAGCCACTTGATACACAAGTGCGTACTGGTTGGTTTGACCCAGTTCCTTTAAAGGTAAATGTTTCAGATTGTTATTCAACATTGGAAAAAACATTCGATGCTTGGGTTTCTAAAACTGGAGCAGACCGTTTTAACATCGATGACTCAGATTATGTAGCGTTTTTGGTTTCACTAATCGAGGGTGGCATTTTGAACGACTTCAACAGATTCGTATTCTTCGCAGACAAGAACCATTCGACAGTGGGTAGTGGTAGTGGTACACAAGTGCTTAAAACGGGATTAGACAAGGCTAATTTCAATGTACTCAATGGATTGTTTTCCCAGTTTGAAGCAATGGTAACATCTGTACCTGAGAGAAAGATTACTATTGATGAGAATGCACAGGCAAATTATGCCGGACAGCGTGCCCTTGCAGATGATAGAGCTTACAAGGTACTCTGTCAATTGAAAGATATTGCAGGCTTTAAGTCAGGAGCTTCACCTGTGTTTGTTATTACACAGAGTTTAGCAACCAACTTAACACGTTTTATGCGTAAAGAGTTCCGCAATGAGCAATCGTTTAAGATGGTTGAAGGCGGTTATATGGTATCAGAGTTCGAAGGTGTACCTGTGGTTACCTCTGAATGGTTAGACGATATGATACGTTCTAACTTTGACGACGGCACTAAGTGGCACAATCCACACCGAGCCCTGTTGCTTGACAAGAACGAATGCCAAATTGCTATTGACAGTATGGGAGCGCTTAAAGACATAGGTGTTGAGTACTTGGGCGGTGATATTGAAAAGGTCTTTTTGAAGGCTTCTTACCGTGCAGACTTCCAACGTGTGATTGGCAATACCGGAGCAATGGCGATTTAGTAATGATTAGTGATAAATGGTTAATGTTTAGTTAGCCATTTATCATTAACAATTAAACATTAAAAGAGAAATTATGGCAGAATGTATTAATGCTTTAAGTAAAGATTTGACCTTTGATTGTAACGACAAGGTGAAGGGTATTGAGAAGCGTATTTTGCTTATCAATAGAGCCGATATTGACTTTGCGGCAACCACAATTGAAGCCGACAAAAACAAAATGAACACGCTGGTGCTGAAGAGTGGCAAAACGGGATATTTCTTTGATAATTTCAAGGAAACTCATATCTCAGAGAGCATTAAACCTGAGATTTCAGATGATGATTTCAACGGGTATAAACACTCAATAGGTATTACAGTGTATGGCAAGAGTGCTGATGATTACGCGCAAATTGACCAATTTGTAAACGGGGCGCAATTAGTTGCAGTAATTGAGCACAAGGTAAAGGGTGCGAGCAGTTTTGATGTATTGGGCTTCTTTGTAGGATTAGAGGTTACTGAGGGCGAGGGTCGCACTAATGGCGGCGCTTTCAAACTTACAATCGCAACGCCTGCAAACCAGAAAGAGCCTAATGTTGCTTTGAAGTGGCTTGAAACCGACTACGCAACCACTAAAAAGAAATTCGACAAAAAACTGGCAGCGTAATGAATTTTACAGAAAAAAGTTTAAATGAATTGCTCAATGGTGGGTACGAAAAGGCGGTGGGGGAGGATAAGAATACCTTCATCGCCTTTTATGCTTACTTATTTGACGATAGCGATCCGTGCACGACTTGTGGCAATAAGTTGAGCGAGTATTGGAATAGGCTCGTGAATGAGGACAAAGAAAAATTATATAAAAAGTTACATATTATGGCAAAGAAAAACACACAAGATGAATTAGCTAATGAGCAAATTAGTGAATTAGAAAATGAAAAGACTATTTCCTCAAATGAGGAGCAATTGACAAACGAGGATAGTAATGAACCTTGCAAATTCAGATTGCGATCTGGCATTACTTCATTAGCGATTGATTTTGGTAGCAGTGAGTTGTTTAACAATGACACGCTAACGAATGATATTGCATTGCGTTACTTGAAGATTAACCCTAATAGGATTGCGAACTTTGATTTGTATCCTGATAACTGGAAGGAATTGATTGGCGAATTAGCAGATTAATAAATTAGACGATGACAAGGCTTAAGGCGATAGAATTAGCAAAAGAGGAAAGACGTACGAATAGTGATAAGTTTAAGGGCTTTCCGTACTTGGCGAATGGATTTGGCAATGATTACCCGACAATCATAGAGCAGTTGGTGGCAGGTTCGCCAACTGCTCGTGCTTGTGCGGGTGTGATTGCTGATTTTATATATGGGCGCGGCTTTGCATTGGAAATTGAAAAGAGAGAGTTGGCAAGGTCGCAAGGGGTCAGATTTAGAAAAGATGAGTTGTTCATTAATGATAAACGGGAGACCCCTAACGACTTGCTCAAGAAAGTAGCCAGAAGTATTGCAATACATAAGGGCGCATTCGTACACGTAAATTACAACGGCTTCTATGAGAAAATAAGCGTGCAGGTGTTGCCTTACAAGAATTGCCGATTAGGGGCGAAAGACAGTAACGACTATCGAGGTAAGGTGCTTGTATATAACGATTGGGATAAACTAACAAACTACAAGGATAGGGATGAGAATTTAGTTGCTATTGACCGATACGACCCCCGCCCTAATGTTATAGAAGCACAAGTAGCTAAGGCAGGAGGATGGAAAAAGTATAAGGGGCAAGTGTTTTTTTTAAACCTTGATAGGAATGATACCTACCCGCTGGCGTGGGCTGATGTAGTGTTGCGTGATTGTGAGAGCGAAAGATTATCGAGTGTATTCACAAGGAATGGCTTTAAAAAAGGCTTTTTCGGTACTTATGCTGTTGTTACGACTCCAATAGAAAAAGAAGAGGAAAGGCAAGAGTTTAGAGATGAATTGAAAAAGAGCATAGGTGTAGAAGCCGAGCAATCTGTATTTCACTTTGAAACCGAAATGCAAGGCGATAAGTTGGAGAATAACATACTGATAAAACCTATAGAGAGCAATATCAAGGCTGATATGTTTCAGTATGCTGACCAAAAAACAGCGAACAATATACGCAAGTCGTATGGTAATATACCGCCCGTGCTGATTGATTACGTTGAAGGAAAATTAGGCAATACATCGGGGGAAAGTTTGAAAGAGGCGCGTATCTTTATGCAAGAGCAAACGCAAGAAGAACGCCAAGATGTACAAGAGATGTTCGAGGAGTTATTCGATGGTTTTGTAAGAGATATTTCGACAAACGGACTTTTTGAAATTAGCAAATTAGTATGAAGTTATTAGTTAATAAGCAAGAATGTAGCAAATATTTGAGTGTTTCTCTTTTTCGCAAAGATGAAGAGTTCAAGCGTTTTATTAGGGAGGCGCAAATGTTTGACTTGAAGGGGCTGGTTTGCGAGTCTTTTTACCAAGATTTGACAAGCGAAACGCCCGTGAGAGATTACACGTTATTGCTTGATGGGGGTAGTTATACCTTTGAGGGTAAAAAGTACGAATTTGCAGGGCTAAAAGCGGTATTATCGTACTTTGCGTACGCTCGTTATGTATTCGTGGGGCATCAAGTTGATACGCCAATGGGTATTAAGGTGAAAGAAAATCAAGACGGGGAGACTGTTAGC